TATTGAAAGGGGAATGCAGATGGGTATGAAATCATCGCCTCAGATGCCGCCTCCTGTAGATACGGCAGTGACGGATAGAACCGCTGAGAAAGAAGCAGCACTAGAAGCAGAAAAACAAAAAATGTTATCTGCTAAAAGAAAAGGCCAGTACGGAACTATTCTAACTTCTGGTATGGGAGTGGATGAAGAAGCGGAAACTAAAAAGACTATGTTAGGTGGGACTGTATAATGGCAGAATATTCACCTTATGAATATGTGAAAAAACGTTTGACCTCAATGGAAGGCAACCGTCACAACTGGGAATCCCATTGGCAGGAAATTCTCGATTATGTAATGCCACGTAAAGCGGATGTTACAACTGTCCGTGCTAAAGGCGAAAAGCGTACTGAAGTTTTGTTTGACAGTACCGCTATCACAGCCAACACTTTACTTGCAGCAAGTTTGCAAGGCACGCTAACTTCCCCATCGTTGCCTTGGTTCTCAATCAAACTGCGCGACAAACTTAAAAACGAAGATCATAAAACGAAGATGTGGTTGGAAGATACCGCACGGCGTATGTATGACACGTTTAACGACACAAATTTTAATACCGAAGTGCATGAAATGTACCTAGACCTAACGTCTATTGGTACTGGATGTTTGCTTGTTGAAGAAAACAAAAAAGGTTTCCTTGAAGGTGGCATTCATTTTAAAACGCTGCACATCAACGAATACTACATTCAAGAAAACGTTAACGGTTACGTAGACACTGTTTACCGTAAATACAAATTGTCAGCGCGACAAGCCGTGCAGGAATTTGGCGAAGATAATCTTGGTGAAAAACTTATTGAAGCGGCTAAAACAAAACCTGAAAAAGAATTTGTTTTTATTCACGCTGTTGAACCATCGGAAGATTACAAAAGAGCAACGGGTAAAGTTGCGACAAAATTAAAATATCACAGTTGCCACGTTTGTCAGGAAGACAAAATGGTTGTGCGTACTGGTGGATACAGTGAGTTTCCATATTTAGTACCGCGTTGGTCTAAAGCCACAGCAGAAACATACGGACGTTCACCGTCTTACAACGCATTGCCAGACATTAAAACGCTAAACAAAGCAGTTGAGATCGGACTTAAAGCATGGGCAAAAGCAATTGACCCCCCACTTTTGGTACAGGATGATGGTGTCATTGGCAGAGTAAGAACGACACCCGCAGGCATTACTGTTATCCGTAATGATGGCGCAGTCAAACCATTGCAAATTGGTAGCAACTGGCAAATTACGGACATGAAAGAAACGCAGTTACGTACTGCAATTCGACAAGCATATTATTCAGACCAACTGCAATTGCAGGATGGCCCACAAATGACCGCAACTGAAGTACAGGTTCGTTACGAACTGATGCAAAGGTTGCTTGGCCCTACATTGGGTAGATTCCAAAGTGAATTTTTGAACCCTCTCATAGAACGTGTCTTTGGCATTATGTTCAGAGCGCAAGGGTTACTCCCGCCCCCAGACTCTATTCAAGACACCAAGGTAGATATTGAATACGTTGGGCCACTGGCACGTTCGCAGCGTATGGAAGAAGCGCAGGCTATTGACCGTTTATACGCAATGGCGGCTAACGTTGCACAAATTGACCCGTCTATTATGGACAACATCAATCACGATGAGGCTGTAAGGCTACGGGCAAAACTATTAGGCGTACCTGCTGAAATTCTTGTCAGTCGAGAAGACGTTGCTGAAAAACGTGAAGCACAGCAAATGGCTGCACAGCAACAGCAAATGATGATGGCGCAACAGCAACAAGCGCAGACTGGCAAAATGCAAGCAGAAGCAGCAAAAGCGGTGGCTGACCCTGACGTTCAAGACGTTATGACGGAAGCCCAGTCACAGGCTGAACAAGAAATGGGAATGCAATAATGCCAGACGAAGAAGAATTTGAAGGATTGCACAAAGAACACGCTGAGTTAGTCGAAAACTACAAAGAGTGTTTCTCAACAAAGGCAGGGGAAAAAGTGCTAGAAGACTTGAAGGCGGCGTATGGGAACAGGATGAGTTATTCACCTGATTCGCATGACACTGCTTACAAGGAAGGGCAGCGTAGTATGTATCTACGCATAATTAACATGATAACCGAAAGGAAAGATCAATAATGTCAGCAACAGCAGAGGCCGTTACCGCCGAACAGGTAACTCAAGACACTACGGTGCTTGGGTCTGAAGGGGTGAGCGATAACCTTGATTGGAAATCTTCACTACCTGACGATCTTAAAAATGACCCTACTTTGTCAAATTTCAAAGATATTGAGAGTCTGGCGAAAACTGTAGTACACCAACAGAAACAAATGGGTAGCCGAATTCCTATTCCAAAGGATGAGGCAGGGTTCAATGAACTGTATACCAAACTGGGACGACCAGAAGCGGCATCAGATTACGAACTAAAAACTCCCGAAGGAATGGATGCGTATTTCAATGAAAACGCGCTAAACCAATTCCGAGAAGTGGCTCATAAAATTGGGCTTAACCAGAAGCAGGTTAACGCGCTATTGGACTATCAAGCAGGCGTAATTAACTACGAACTGGAAAATCAACCCGCTACGCTATCGGCTCAAAAAGAAGAATCGGAAGCGTATTTGAAAAAAGAATGGGGTGCTGATTACAATAAACAAATCAAGGCTGCACAGCGTGCGCTTCAAGTTTATGGTGATGAAGACATCGTTGAATTGATGAACACATCAGCAGGTAATCATCCCGCAGTAATTAAGATGTTTGCACGATTGGGCGCAGAAATCACTGAGGATATGACTCAGAATACCCAGAATAATTATCTGGCTACTTCTAGGTTGGATGCTCAAGATGAGATTTCGGCAACCTATTCAAACGCTAACCATCCGTACCATAAACAGGGGCATCCAGAGCATAAAGCGGCTGTGGAACGTATGCGTCAGTTGTTTGAAAAAGTGCATGGTAATTAACCAATTATATGGTATATTTTTAATTACAACGTGAGGCCCGATTTGTTCGGATAACTTTAGTTGTGGGTGTGATACCTTAAAATCCGTGTGACAGACGTAAACTGTAAGGTTTCCCTGCGAAGGATAAAAACCGTAAACATTAACTTAAACAAGGAGAAACTACTATGTCAGTAGAAATCACGACCGCTTTTGTCGAACAATACAAAAGCAACGTGTTCCACTTGGCGCAGCAGAAAGGTTCTCGTTTGAGGGATGCGGTTCGTACCGAAACGGTTACAGGTAAGTCGCATTTCTTTGAACGGATTGGTTCTGTAGCGGCTCAGAAGCGTACTTCACGCCACTCTGATACCCCAAGAATGGACACGCCACACTCCAGACGTAAAGTCACTATGGACGATTACGACTGGGCAGACCTCATTGACAACGAAGACAAGGTGAGAATGCTTATTTCGCCTCAGTCTGAGTATGCAATGGCAGGAGCATGGGCAATGGGCCGTGCGATGGATGATGCAATTATTGCTGCTGCAACTGGCAACGCTTATGGCGGTGTTAGCGGCGGTACTGCAATTGCGCTTCCCGCAGGGCAAAAAGTTGCTCATGGCGGAACTGGTCTATCTGTAGCCAAACTTATCTCTGCTAAAGAGATTTTGGATGGTTCAGATGTAGACCCAGACGAAGAACGTTATCTGATTGTAACTAGCAAACAAATCTCTGATATGTTGGCTATTACTGAGATCACTTCTGCTGATTACAACAGCGTCAAGGCTTTGGTTGCAGGACAAGTTGATACCTTTATGGGTTTCAAATTTATCCGAACTGAGCGTCTTGGACTGGACAGTAACAGTGATCGTCAGGTTCTTGCTTTCTGCAAATCTGGTATCGGGCTTGCTGTAGGTTCAGATGTATCCACTAGGATTTCTGAGCGTGCAGACAAGAATTATGCAACTCAAGTGTTTCTTTCAATGACCATCGGTGCTACGCGAGTAGAGGACGAAAAGGTTGTTGAGATCGCTTGTAACGAATAAGGAGGGTTGAACAAATGGCTACTGTATATTCAGCACAGAAGACCAGTTGGAGTCAAAACAACCCAACTGATCGTGTAAAAACAAATGAGATGGCAGGCCGAGTGCGAGTTGCTTACGCTACTTATGAAGCGTCTTCACTAGCATCTGGTGATGTCATTGAAATGTTTAATCTGCCTAACGGTGCAAGGATTGTAGGCGGCTCTCTAGCGTATGACGCTTTGGGTGCTTCTACTACTTTGTCTGTAGGCTACGCGGCTTATAGCGCAGCGGACGGTACTGCGGTATCGGCTTCAGCGGCAGCGTATAAAGCAGCAGCGTCATCTGCAACAGCAGGTTTGGCGGATGTTGTGGCTACGATTGCTCTGGGGTTTGGTTCTGAAGTAAATGCCAATGCAACTGGGCTGCCAGTAACGGTTACACTGGGCGGAGCGTCAGCAACGGGTACTATTGTGCTTCAAATGCTGTACGTTACGGACTAAGTAACTAATTAGGTTAGGGGGGCGTAAAAACCCCCCTGATCTTAATTAAGGACACAGCGATGGCAACAGACGTATCTATATGTAGTAATGCTTTAAGACGATTGGGCGATGCACCAATCACTAGCCTTACTGACGATACTGAACGCGCTCGACTTTGTAATGCACTTTACGAAGATGCGCGGGACACTGTGCTACGTTCTCATCCTTGGAATTTTGCGATAACTAGGGCTTCATTGGCACAGTTATCAAGTACGCCTGCATACGGGTTTTCGTACATGTATGCACTGCCTACTGACCCATATTGTCTGCGTGTTTTAGAAATGGAATACCCAGACTACATCTTTAAAATTGAAAACGATGCAACACACGGCAGGGTATTGGTTACTGATGAAAGCACTGCCAAAATTCTCTATGTGGCGCGAATAACTAATCCCACGCTATTTGACGCAATGTTTACAGAAACGTTGACGGCAAAAATGGCAGTAGATTTGGCTTATCCAATTACAGGAAGCGCAACAGTACAGGCGCAGATGGAAAAACTGTATCAGGCCAAACTATCTGAGGCTCGTAGTGTTGACGGAATGGAAGGATTTATAGACGATCTAGTTTCCACAACATTTACGGATTTCAGGAAATAATGGCACGTGTACATCCTTTTCAATCTAATTTTACAGCAGGTGAATTAACACCCAAGTTAGCAGGCCAGATTGACTTTAAAAAGTACGCTAACGGGCTAGAAACACTTGAGAATATGACTGTGTTTCCGCAAGGAGGCGCGGCGCGTAGATACGGCACACGATATGTTGGGCCAGTAAAAGACTCTACAAAAACAGTACGTCTAATCCCGTTTGAATTTAACGTTGAACAAGCGTACATCCTAGAATTTGGTGACCAATATATCCGTTTCTACAAAGATAACGGCATCATTACTGAAAGCGATAAAACAATTACAAACATTACTCAGGCAAATCCTGCGGTAGTGACATCAGCAAGTCATGGCTACAGCAATGGTAATGAAGTCATCATTACTGAAGTAGTTGGCATGACACAGATCAACGGCAAACGATACAAAGTAGCATCAGCAACTACTAATACGTTTGCACTTCAAGATTTAGACGGCAACAACATCAATAGCACTGGATACACTGCGTATTCATCTGCGGGTACAGCCAACAAAATTTATGAAATTGCATCGCCAATTACAGAAAGTATGTTGTATGAGATTCAATACACTCAATCAGCAGACATCATGTACATTGTGCATGAGTCTATTCCGCCTAAAAAACTAACGCGGACTGGGCATACATCATGGACTATTTCTAACGAAACGTTTGAAAACGGCCCGTTTTTAGATGCTAATACTACCAGTTACACATTTTCTTCATCTGCTACAGGCGTAGGCACAGGACGTACTTTAACGGCTTCTGGCGCATTTCCTGATGTTGCAGGATTAAGTGGTTTCCATGCGGATGACGTTGGACGTATGATTAAACTGGGTGATGGTTGGGGCGTAATCACAGCATATATCTCAAATACTCAAGTCACATGGGAAATTAAAAAAGATATAGGCTCTGCTTCCGCTACAACTAATTGGGCATTAGGCGCATGGTCAGAACATACTGGCTATCCGCGTACTGTATCGTTCTATGAACAACGATTGGTGTTTGCAGGTTCGACATACTATCCGCAAACATTGTGGGCATCACAATCAGGTATTTACACAGACTTTGATGCAGGTGCAGGCGATGCGGCGGATGCGTTTATTTACACCATTGCTGCCAACAAGGTCAACGTTATCCGTTGGCTTGCACCTGCCCGTGATTTAATTGTTGGTACGGCAGGCGGTGAATTTAAAGTTGGGCGACCAACAGGCGAACCACTAAAGCCAGACAACGTAACGATTACGCAGCAAACAACGTATGGCGGATGGACTACTGAACCAATCCAAATTGGTAACGTAATTTTGTTTGTACAAAAACAGCGTAAGAAAATCCGTGAGTTTACGTATCAGTTTGAAGATGACGCATACGCTGCTCCAGACATGTGCCTATTGGCTGAACATATTACTGGTACAGGCATTACAGACGTAGCATACGCACAAGAACCTGAAAGTATTTATTGGGCAGTGCGTGATGATGGTGTGTTGTTAGGCATGACCTACAAACGTGAAGAAGACGTTGTGGCATGGCATCGTCATATTATTGGCGGTCATATCCGTCACGAAATTGACACTGCTACAGATTTGACTGATTACGGTAGTGATGCGTTACAAAACGGATTCTTTACAATTACTGCACACGGTTACTCTACTGGCGATGCAGTCATCTACGACAAAAACGGCAACACAGCAATCCAAGGTCTTGTTGATGGGGAAACCTATTACGTTTACAAAGTAGACGCAGATAACATTGAATTAGCGCGTACTTACAATCAAGCATTAGACAGAACCGTACATCAAATTGGTACGGGTACTGGCACGCACATTATTAAAAACCATGCAAAAGTAAAATCTGTTGCTTCAATTCCTACAAGTGATAGTAATGAAGTATGGGTTATTGTTGAACGTACTGTTAACGGCGAAAAGGTACAGTACGTTGAATACTTAGACCCAACGTTAAACATGGATTCAACATTGAATGGTTTGGTCAATGGTAACTCTGGAACATTGAGTAACCTAGATCACTTAGAAGGTGAAAGCGTACAAGTTTTGGTAGGTGACGCTGTATATCCAAATCAAACCGTTACCAACGGTGAAATCACTGTGACGTTACCGTCAACAAGTGGTTATCAAAATGTTGAGATAGGTTTAGGATATACGAGTAAAATGGTAACAATGAGAATTGAAAACGGCGCACAAGCAGGTTCAGCACAGAATAGGCCAAAGCGTTGGAATGAAATTGCTGTACGATTGTATAAAACAGTCGGCGTAACAATAAATGGCGACCAGATTCCGTTCCGTTCGTCATCCACACCAGTAGGTCAGAATATACCTGAGTTTACTGGCGACAAGCGTGTAACAAACGCAGGATGGGACAGAGAAGGTCAAATAACAATTGAGCAAACGCAACCGCTGCCTATGACAATATTAGGCATTACGGGAACGTTGGTCACAAGTGATTAAAGGAGGATACTGATATGTGGTGGGTCATTCCCGCGATGATTGCGTCAAGCGCAGTCACCATTATGGGTATCCAACAGCAAAAGAAAAACATGAAGGCTAACGCCGCATGGCAAAACTATGAAAATCAACTTAACTTCAATTACGAAAAACAAAAACGTTTAACTGAAGAAAAGAAACGACTCAGTTTAGCCCGTGCAACGTCTGGTGCTTCTGGTACTCAAATGTACACAGGTAGTAGTCTGTTGGTTGCTCAAGCCGATATGGAAGAATTTGAAACAGATATGTGGTATCTGGAAAAAGGGCTATGGGCAAAAACGCAGGCACAAGATGCTCAGTTGGCGGGTGAAATCGCCAATGCTAATTTTGCTATTGGTCAATCCCTATTCCAGACAGCGGCATCTGTTGGTCAGTATCAGCAAAAACTAGATGCTGCGAATAAGACAGGAACGGGGTAAAGTATTATGGCGATGAAAATACCAAGATACCAAGGCAATCTAGGTTCAGCACCGATTCAGTCGGGTAGAAACCTATCGACTGGTACTGGTGGTGCGCAAGGCATGGTGGCTTTGGGCCAAACTATGCTTAACTCTATTGCAGGGTATGCCGAAGAAAAAATTAAACTAGAAGCCAAAATACGTGACCAAGAGATTTTAGATAAACGAGTATTGGCTGAAGGCGACAGTTTAATGTCTGCCAACGATTTTGCATTTGGGCTAGAAGGCCGTAAAGACTACCAAAACTTTGCATCTGAATATGACAAATCATGGGAAAAAAGTACCGCTAAAATCAAAAAAGAACGATTTACAAATAAAGACGGCACTTTTGATGAATATGCGTGGAATCGGTATTT